TTTGAAGCATATACTAAAGCTGGAGAAGTAGGAAGAGGATTACAAAATGCAAAAAATTCAGATCAAGGAAAAGTTAAAGTCAGCTATTCAGATATACAAAAAGACTAAGGATCCACGAGCAGCAGAAGTAATAGAACACTTAAATAGAATACTATCAACTTCTAAATCTAGAAATAGTTTATTAGATTATGCAAAACATATATATCCTGGTTACAAGGATCCAGCTCATATACAATTAATTTCAAAAAATCTAGAGCTTCTAGAAAAAGGAGAAATAAATAGACTAGCAGTGTTTATGCCACCAAGGCATGGTAAGTCTATGTTATGTTCAGAGTTTTTTCCAGCATGGTATCTTGGAAATAATCCTAATGAATTTGTAATTCAATCTACTTATGCTCAAGAACTTGCTGATGACTTTGGTCGTAAAGTTCGTAACCAGATAGCTAGTCAAGATTTTAATAGTGTCTTTCCACAGGTAGGCCTACGTGCTGATTCAAGTTCAGCTAAACGATTTCATACAATGCAAGGTGGAACTTATTCTGCTGTAGGTGCAGGTGGAGCTATTACAGGTAGAGGTGCTCATCTACTTATAATCGATGATCCTATAAAAGGTAGAGAGGACGCAGAGTCAGAAACACAAAGAAGAAATTTAGTAGAATGGTATAAGTCTGTTGCTTACACTAGATTACAACCTGGTGGTAAAATTATTATAATTCAAACAAGATGGCACCAAGACGATTTAGCTGGACATATTTTAGCAGAGAGTAAAGAAGATTGGAAAGTTTTAGATTTGCCTGCGATAGATGATAAAGGTAATGCGTTATGGCCTGAAGCATATTCTAAAGAAGATTTAGAAAAAATAAAAGCGACAGTAGGAAATAGAGTTTGGCAAGCTCTTTATCAACAACAACCGTCAGGTGATGAAGGATCTATTATTAAAAGAGAATGGTGGAATATATATGAGGAAGAAAAAATACCTTCATTATCTTATATAGTTCAATCTTACGATACTGCTTTCTCTACAAGAAGCTCTGCTGACTTTTCTGCTTGTACTACTTGGGGAGTATTTACAGCAAGAGATGAAACTAATCAACCTTATCCTGCTGCTATATTATTAGACGCATGGAAAGAAAGATTAGAATATCCAGATTTAAGAAAACGAGCACAAGATAGTTTTGAAGAATGGAGACCAGATCAAGTCTTAATTGAACAACGAGCCTCAGGTCAATCTCTTATACAAGATATGAGAAGATCAGGAGTACCTGTAGTTACTTTTAATCCAGATAGAGATAAAGTTTCTAGAACTCACTCGATAGCTCCAATGTTTGAAGGTGGATTAGTGTTTACAATGGACGAAGATTGGACTAAGAGTGTATTAGATGAATCAGCTTCTTTCCCTTATGGAAAGTTTGACGATGTCCATGATACTTGTGTACAGGCATTAATGCGTATTCGTGATGGGTTTTTAGTAACTCACCCTGATGATCCAGAGGACGAAGATTATGAACAAAAGCAATACAGTCGTAAAGACAAACATTATTACTCTTAATAGGTTTAGACCTTTTAAAGAAAAGCCACTTACTTCTAAAGAAGTAGAAAAAAGACAAGATGAAGAAGTAATTAATGCTTTTCATGATGCTTGTATTAAGATTAGCGATAAAGTAGATATTAAAGGATATGCTCTAGTAGCATGGGACGAGAAGGGAGTACCTTGTCTTTCATGGTCTACTGGTCATAGTAAATCGCCTATTAGCGAAATGTTACTTCCGACCTTTACACAATCGTGTTTTCAAGGTATACTAAATAGAAAATTAAGTACAACGGAGGACTTAAATGAGTAAGAACCCATTTACGAAGCAAGCGATTAATAATTATAATACTGAAAACTTTTCAGTTAAAGATGTTAAAGCAGCTAATAAAAGATTTTATGAAAAGTTCCCTGGAGCTATCGAGCCAGCTGCTATGATTAAAAAAGCTATGCAAGATCCAGGTGATGAAGTAGTAAAAGAACAAACAAGACGAGAAAATGAAATGGAAAATTTCATTGGAAAAATAAATATAACTGGAGGAATCTACTAATGACAACTACACAGAAAACTACTAGAACACCTGTTCAGTACAATTCAAGTGGAGCTGCCGCAGGTTTTGGACCACAAGCTCATCCACCACATATGGACGCTGCTGCTGAAAAAACTATTCAGGACAAGACTAAAGGCAATTCTGATTTTCATGGTGACAACATGGCTTTTATTAAAAAAATTAAAAGAGGTTAATTATGTCAAAAGATATGTCTGATGGACCTAAAAAACATAAAGATTTAGTTATAGGTAAAATTAAAAAAATTTTTAGTAAAGAACCAACTCATAAAGGCGAAGATAAAGCTGTTTATGATACTAAAGAATCAGGTACTAATTCTTATCATGCTAATAATTTAAAAATGATTAAAGATTTAAAAAGAGATGCTTAAATGAAAATGACTGCTGGTGCAGGTTCTGGAGAAGGCAGATTACAAAACTCTAGAATGTCAGCACCTAAAAGAATAAAACGAAAGGTCAAGAAGAATGTTAAAAGGAAACAGAAAAAAACTAGATAAAAATAAAGATGGTAAGCTATCAAGTATAGACTTTGCTATGTTAAGAAAAAAAAAGAAAAAGGTAAAAAAAAATGTCAAGAAAAGAAAATGATGATTTTATAGCAACTAAAGCTGAAAAAACTTTTGACGATGAAGGTAAAACAGTTGATGCTAATGTATCTAGTAATTATAGAGGTGGAATTCTTTATAAAGGTAAAGTAAAAGATTATCCAGGAATAACAGAAATTCTTAAAAAGAAAAAAGCTAAAGTTATTAAAATAGATATTGGTAAAAAGAAAAAAGACTAATGGCTAAGCAGAAGTTCACACACTTCATTCCAAGAGATAAGCCTAAAAAAAGAGGACCACGTCAACATAAAAAAAATTTAAATAAGAACGAAAAACGACAACAAAAACAAACACGTTACAAAGGACAAGGATAATGATAAACAATCTTTTATTAAATTATCAAGAAAGTAACGAATTTGTTTGTTCAGATGGAAGAATGTCTGTTAACGGTATATGTGCTGTTGATCTACCAGATAGTGTAGATGCTAGTAATTTAACTAAAACTATTATAGAAACTTCTCAAGGCGATAATCGTGAAGATATTGACAAACAAATAAAAATTCAAGAGAAAGCAAAAAATGATAAAATTCTTAAAGATTTAGAAGGTGAAGCAGATTATTTTCCAGATTTAGGAAAAGAAAAAAAAAGTTTTAGTTGGGATATGGATAAACCTGCTAAAGTAGATTCCGTTGGAAAAACTTTAAAAGATGGTATAAATGCTTACGATTCATATGTAGAAGAAAATTTTGGAATACCTAAAAACCTTCAAACTGCTTTGAGAGTAGGTTCTTCGGCTTATTCTTTAGCAACTGGAGGTCCTTTAATAGCAGCAGCTGGTCCTTTTGCTATTCCAGCTATAATAGGAATGGGAATGAATAAAAAAGAAAAAGAAAGAATAGAAAGAATAACAGAACAAGATCAACAAGGAAATAATAAAGCTCCTATTGACATGATGACTTATGATATTCCAACTTATGGTCAAGAAGGATTTAATATTCATCGTGATGCTAAAGATAATATTAATGATACACCACGTGGACCATCTAATCAACAACAATCGGATTATGGTTATGAATCTGATTACGGATTTATATAATGGCTAGAATTAGACCTAAAAGACGTAGAGAGGCTTCTATAAGAAAGACTACTGGTAAAGGTGGTAATTATAGAAAAACTAAATCAGGAGCTGGAATGACACGTAAAGGTGTTGCTGCATATAGACGAGCTAATCCTGGTTCTAAATTAAAAACTGCAGTTACTGGTAAAGTTAAAGCTGGAAGTAAAGCAGCTAAACGTAGAAAATCTTATTGTGCAAGATCATTAGGACAATTAAAAAGAAGCTCTGCTAAAACAAGAAATGATCCTAACTCTAGAATAAGACAAGCTAGACGTAGATGGAAGTGCTAGACGCATAGAAACTTTTGTTATATATTGTTTTCTTAAAATAGGAAAATATGAATATAGCTGATTTATTAAAAAAAAATATAGTAATGGTACCAGTAGTAGCTTCAGTGCTAGTCGGAACATTTACTGGAGTTAGGTATATCGTAAATCTTACAGATACTATTAATTCTAATCAACAACAAATTGTAGATTTAAAAAGAGATTTAAGTGTTGCTGAAGATAAAATTGTAGATCAAAACACAAGATTAACTTCTGCTGAATCTACTTGGCAGATGGCAGAAAATTTATATAGACAACTAGCAGACCAAGTTAGAGAACACGACTACGATATCAAAGATTTAAACAGGTAATGTATGGAGATACTCAGGATGGATTACAGATTTACAGCCATACTTATTTTAATGTTAACTATGTTAGCATTCTTTGCGGAACCTGCCTATCCTAGAAACGAATACCTTAACGACTATGGTGTAAGATGTGGTGAAATGGAAGTAAGCACAGAAAGACGTGAAACTGATTATAATTATAGTGATAGTAATACACATGAAGATCAATACCTTAGGTTTACTTACAGAAAATATTTAGGCACAGACTGTAAAACAGCAAAAGAAAACGTAGCAATCAAACAACAATTAGAATTAATGAAGATGTGTGGTAGGGTTAATAGTAATCCTAGTCTTGCAAACAATTCTAATTTTGATTTATTAGTATCTAAATGTAGAGGTGTAACTCCTGCACGAGATAATACTAGACCATCTGACTCAAAAAGTTTGTGGGATGATATGAAAGATGATTATAAAAAAGAAAATCCAGAGATTACTTTAATGGGTGATAAATTTATAAATACAAATAAAAAAAAACTGATTATACCTAAGTATTTAACTGAAGATGAAAATATAGTATTACCTTTACCAAAACCAAAGGAGAATAATGAAGATTAGTGAAAATACATCAATAAGCATGCCAATGAAAAATATGTTAGCAATTATTGCTGGTGTAGCCATGGGTGTGTTTGCTTACACAGAAGTGACTAGCAGACTAACAAGCCTTGAGACATCAAGAGAACTATTCCAAGCTGATCTACTTAAAAAATCAGAACAATTACCTACAGATCAAGAACAATTTATGTTGTTAGAAGATTTATATAAAACAGTTGAAAAGATAGAAATAAGAATAGAAGATATGATGCACAATAAAGTTAATATAGAATTTGTAACAAAACAATTAGAAAAAGCATTAAATGATATTGAAGAATTAAAAGATAAAGTTAGAGCAAATGGTAATGGTAGTCATGACTGAAGTAGTGATAGCTTTATTAATGATAGTTAATGGTGAGATAAAAGAACACAGAATACAGCCATCTATGAGTAATTGTTTAAAAGGTAAAAGAATTGCTATGCGGAGTAATACTAGTAATAATGTAGAATATCAATGTATTAAGTCAAAAGCTGAAACTGAGGTCTATCTAGGTGAAAAAAGTATTAAAAAATTAATACTAGAATAATCAAAATTTTTGTTTTATATCTCTTTATAGGAAAGTATGGTATGAACCAGGAGGTATACTGATATGAAAAAACAAGGATACAATGCAAGAAAAGACGAA